AACGTTAGATGAATCACTCTGATCAAATGTATATGTCGCTCCCTCTAAAAAACCAGTTTGATTTGCATATGTTGTGTATGTGCCACCTTGTGTCTGTGAAAATACAAACAAATCATTTCCACTACTAGAATCAACCTTTACATATATTGTACCTGTTCCGCTTCCTGTTAGAGTTCTAGTGTTACCAGTAGTATTATTTTCTCCAGTAGAATTTAAAGTAGCAGATCCACTTGTTGCAGTTAGTAACTGAGACTCTTGTATTGGATTACAAGAAATTCTATTCTCATCCCAAGTTGCTCTCTTAACAACATTTAATGCTCTGAGTTGATCCAAGATAACGCTCTCATATCTCTCAGGACAATCAAACGATATTATGGAAAAAGTTTTAAAATATTCTACAAAGGTTAAGTAACCATATATTTTCAAGATTGCTGACGTTGCAGAATCAAGACTATAGTTATCACTGACCCTTACTATTACCCTCTTCATTCTGTTGGTACAATAAGTCCTTCAGATATATTTATGTACTTGAGTCGGTTGCCTTTGCTAATAGTTTCTGAACTTCTGCTTCTCTAGCAGCATCCATCATTTTTTCAACAGGTTTTGTAAACTTTAAGTCATGTTTTTCATCAAACACAAACTTAGTTCTAAGATGGGTTTTATTTCTTTCTACTATAATATGATAGGAATTACCATAGACGTTGGAGGTAAATCCTATTGATATAATTTCTCTTCCATCATAAAAATCCCCTACAACGTAAGGGCAAGTATTCATTGTACCATCAAACTTTACTGTGTTTTGTCTTGATGCTACGTGTTCTAGTTTCCTAGCTTCACTTGACGGGAACGACTTCCTCTTCATCTGGTTTCTTTAGTGTCATTTGTAATGCTTCGACAGCACCTTCCAATCTCAATACTTGTTCTTTACGAGTTTCGAGTTGTTTCTCTAACTCAACAATTGTTGCTTTTTGCTCTTTCAATTGGTTGGTGAAGTCTTTCACCATTGTTTCAGCATCCATGGTTTAAAATGATAAGTGTACTATTTAGTGTAGAAATGCATTGAAGGTTAGGCGGTCTACATCCCATCCCTCTTGTCTAAAATATGGCGAGTGCCACATTCTACCTTCATAAACAAGGAGAGTATTAAATTCGTGTTTCTCAACATGGTATCTCTCCCAATGTTTAGTTTTGTATTTTGATGGATCAAAGTTAACATATGCATTTACTTTGTTAACTATCCGTTCTATCCGATAATTTTTATCAGATGAAACAAACTCCTCATCGTACTCAGCGTGTCTCCAAAATGCAGTACCGTTGTCAGTACCATCCATCTCTTCATCATAGTTCAATGATAGCACAGCAGCATAGTGTGTGTCATCAGTATGAGGTGTGAGACTACACATTCTACATTTACTTTGTACTTCGTAACTTTGAAATGTAAAATGAGAGAACTCTGGATCTTTCATTACTTTCTTAGATGCTTCAAAATAATTACTTAAGATGAATCTAAACTGAGGTAATAACTGATTTGCTACGTGTCCCAATCGAGAAACATAACCTGGCAAATTAGAAAACTCACCATCAATAGTAGATACATAATCTGCTGCCATAGCATATGCTCTGACTTGCTCTGGGTTGACAAAGAAATTTTTAATTTTAATAACTCTGTTTTTTGCTTTACCTATATGAAGTTGCTCTACTTCCCAATCTTTTGGATGTAAAGAATTTAATATTTTTGGATTAATTATTTTCATACCATTTCTAATTGATCTGCTTTTCTGTTTTCACCAAAGTAATTTTTAATCAAAGTGTCCTTACGTAAAACAAGAACGTGTAGTCCATTCCACCAGTGAGTAGGATTCTCTATGACTCCACTTAGTATTCTCCTCTCAAAAAATACTTCTAACTGATTCTCTTGCAGAAAAGTAACTGTAGCTTCAACAACACCATCAAAGTTAGCATCGTCTACCACAAGTATAAACTGATCATCTAAGAATGGAAGAACATGATTTAAGTTGTTCATCTGTTCCATCATATCATGGTTTGCATCATAAAACAATATGTTTGGTCTAGCACCACCAAAGTCTTCTTCTGTCAGTTCGTCAATAGATGACTTAACAAAGGTTGCATTTCCATTTTCATATTTTTCCCAATACTTTACTAGAGTATCATATGGATTTCCACATTCTGTCCAATTGAGATGATCTGTCATTGGTCTAACATTTGATTCTGAAAAGTCATCTACACCAATACATTTGGTATTGTTATTCATGGTTGCAGCAAAGAATGTGCTTCCAACAAAGGTTCCAAGTTCTAGATATACTGCATCATCATGAGAACATAAACTGTTAAGGAAATGTCTAATACGATTAGAAGTTAATCCCATTGGTTCAAACCCATCAGGGTTGAAGTTAGAGTTCTCTTGCATACCATCGTCTATAGCATTCAATACTCTTTGTACATATTCATTTACTTCTACAGGTCTTTCTTGTTTCTTGAGATGTGCGTTAACAACGTTCTCACAATAATTACAATCCCAACAATCAAATCCACAAGTTTTTATTTTCTCTCTCCACAAAGCAATAGGACTATCTTTTACTAGAAGATCATCCATATACTTATTGAACTCTGGAAACATTGTTTCTATACTGTCATTACCCCAAGCAGAAATTATATCCATGGACTCTTTGAGTTTCATAAAATTTTCTCTACCGTGCATTTTAAATACATCAATACCAAGATCTAAAAATTCATTCCAATCTGACTTCCAAGGAGGTAAGTTAGCTGCTTTTAATGCGTGAGAGTTATCTTCTATATCCCATTTAGAACAAGAGTTTGTACTAATAGGATCATTAAAATATTGTGGATTATCTTTTGTTCTTGTACTGTTAAAGTGATAGTGTTCGTCCATCATAGAACAACCACCCCAACAACCCTCGTTAGTTAGAATAGATAGATCTACAGGTTTACCAATTTTCTCACAATATTCCTTTGCCTTCTTTATTTTTAATAGAGCATCTCTATCTCTCATTAGATCTCTGTCTAGATTAATGTAATGAAATCCTGCTTCAGCAAGAGATACGATTTCATTTGCTCTACTTACATTTCTAAGTATGGTATTCTTTATTTTTAATTCTGGAAATTCTTTTTGTAAGATTCCTGTAGCAACCCAACTAGTATGAGGTATGGTTACTGTTTTTACACCTAGTTCATATAACTGACGAAAGTTTTTTCTAAACAAATCTAAGTTTTCTAAGTCAGGTCTTACGTAAATATTATTAAACGTTGCAGATAGTGGTATGCCAGTTTCTTTATGAATAGCATATGCATTATAAAAAAGTTGAACTGGATCACCTTGAAATACATCACCCATAGCATCCTGATTAAAAGGAGGCATCCTACACGTGAAGTATAGATCAACAATATATTCTTTATGTTTTTTTAACCAAGGAATAAATATCTCCTCAGCAAATCTTGAATCAATCTTTGGATTTATTGGAAGACTGAAGACGGATTTTTTCTTTGGGGATGTCATGTTTCACTTCAGATAATTGAGGAGTTGTTTCCTCAGGTGTTGTAATTTCAGAACCATTTATTTGTGGAGGAGTAAATTTACCTCCTTCCATTATATTAGCAACAGATCCACTCATCTGTTGTCTCATTTTTTCTACTCCTGCTCCAATAAGAGAGGAGTGATGAACTGCACCTGACAATACTTGAATTTGATCATCAGGAGGTAGATTCATAATAGAATCCATGTTACCAGTGCCAACGTGTCCAAAGGAGATCATATCGCAAGCAGCTTGTTTTGCCATACGACTGATCCAGTATTTCTTATCTTCTTCCTCATTGGTATCTAGATAATACTCTACTCCTTTAGATTTGTCCACCATCTCTTCCAACTGACCTGTGAAGTTTGCTATTTCTCTTTTACAAACTATAACCTTCTGTTCCCAGATACTTCTGTCATAATACGCTTTTTCAATCTCAACCTCAATCATTTCCTTATCTAAAGGATCAGTTGCCAGTTTCAATTGTCTATTGAGTTTTTTAATATCAATAGCGTTCTTGTCAAGACGATACTGTAACTCCACTCTAGTGTTGTCTCTAGACTGTAGTTCTAGCAATGCTTGCTGTACTTTTTTAAATGGTGTTATCTGTGTCCCAACTACAAAATTCTGGTTTTGATATTTGGTTTGACCACCTTCTAGTTTATATGAATGTTCTATCCAACTCTTCTCAGAATCCGAAAGTTCCATAAGCTAGTTCTCCATCAAGTCGTTTTTGATTTTCATCAATACGTCCTAACTTCTGACCCTGCTTAATCGGCATTCCAACATTCAAGTAATCTTCGTACAAGATGTTCATATCCCACATATTGTCACAGTTCCTGATCTGGGAACGTATTGCATGATATTTGCCTAACAATGAGGCGTAATCTATAAGATATTTATCATGGTTTTTGAGGACTCTTTTTACAAGTTCTCCTTTCTGCATTCCTCTCGTCATGCATAAGATATCTATAAAGGGAGTCTTCGCGTTCTCATCTTCGGTAAACCGTCTTGCTTCTTCAAGTTGATACAACCAACTCTCAGATTCTACATCACAACAATTTTTAAAGTTTTTAAATCTTAAATCAAACTCGTGTTCAATAACTAAGATTGCTTGCTTTTTCATATAAGAAAGAGCGAGTTGTATATTCTTAGATTCAACTTTTTTCTTTTTCTTAACGTGCACCATCTCACCTTTGTCATTCATTTCCATGACATAATCTTTATAGTGAGATCTTACCTCTCCTTGAAATCTTGGTGCGTTTACAAATTCTTTTTCATCTAATTCAATATATCTTTTGAAACAAGATTTAACTGTCTCAAAGACAAGTTTATTCATCTTGACAGTTGATACATTATGAAAATTATATACAACTGAATAAGTTGTAGAGTGTGGTTTTATATCTGCCATCCTTAATGTATCCTCGTGGATAAGCATATAGATATAACCTTCTTTTATTCTTTCTTTGTCTTTAATGAACTTCTTAGTCTCTAATTCTAGAGGATGCTGAGGTACATATTTCGGACGTAAGAAATCCTCATCTTCTATAAGATCAGCAGGAATTCTTTTTTTCCATGCAGTATCTTCCTTTTCCTTTAGGAAGTCTCTGGTTGATATAAATTTATTCTCCATTTACCTGTTTCTTCAATGCATCAAATTCTTTTCTCAAGTCTTCATGCTCTTTCTTTAGAATCATGAACGCTTGATAACTTGCAAAATCTGGTTGATTGAAATACATCAACGCATCGCTTCCTGTTTTAATACTTTCTGACATTACTGATACCTCAATCCTGTTACTGCAAATGCTCCAGTAAAACATGCACCAGATGACTGACCTTGATGACCTTTAGGTTCTGCTTTAAATCCTAAAACAACGTCTCCATCTGTAGCGTGGAATCTCTTCCATGTTCTATTGTTCTGGTATCCACCACCACCTCCTGCGTAGTTACCCATACAGTAACCCCAGTCTTGACCCATACACATATTTTCTTCACCAGAAGATATGTCTAATTGGTTAAATGCACCACCTATTGCTGAAGTTGTGACATCGTTAAATTTAAGCCATGGTAGTGTAACATTATTACCGTT